TTAAAGCAAGCCGTCCCATAACGCTTCAGATTTTTGTACGTCTTGTTGTTGATCTCCTACTCCATTACCTTGCGGACGTGCTTTTTCAAGCGCTTCGACTCTTTCAACAACTGGAGCCAGTGCCTTTTCTACAGCTACGGCCATTTCTTTTGCGACCTCTTCATCAATTTGTTTTTCTTGGGGATCAGGCTGACCTTAGCCTTCTCCCTTCTCAAGGTCATCCAGTCGCTTTACAACCGGTGCAATTGTGTCATCTAGCATCTTTTGCAGATCTTCTTTATTCACTTCTTCGTCCTCCTCCTTCTCTTCCGTTTGACTCAACAGATTGTCGATAGCGGCTCTTGCATTTTTCAATTCAGTTAAGTTAGCAGCTGAAAACTTTCGGCCAGCTTTTATGATTTCTTCAGGTGGATCAGTTTGGATACCAGCCAAGTCATCAGTAAGCAAAATCTCTTGTGTAATTTCCACAAAGTCTTGCAGTGCTGCCCTTACCTTTTCAGGATCAGTCTCCAAGTCTTCATCGTCGTAAGAATCCCATTTAAACAAAACGGAATTCAGTGCATCTTGTGCCGCCCAAAACTCCCGACGCATGCGGCCTTTGTCGTACCTGTTCTTCACTTCTCCTTTTGATAAAAAGAAGTTTTTGAGCAAAGAAAAAAGCCCCTTCTCATCAGAAGCTGGCTTGTGATCCTCTTGTTTTCCTATATCCGCTGTTCCGGCCATAGAGTATCCGGTGATTTCACCCTTTTGAATCTGTTCCCAGATTTCATCAGATGCTTTTGTCACAAGGACCCACGATCCTTTCTTGATAACCTCATCGCCCATTTCAAAGTCAGACGGAGCAATGTACGATTCAACGACTTCCCCGACACCGCCTTGGAAATCATGCTGCTTGTCGATTTCACGTGCATCCTTCAAGAATCCGTGTGCCGCTTTCTCAATTTCTGGTGTCATGTAATCCCCATGAGCATCCGCTACGTTTGGTTCATAAACAATACCGTACACAAGACGCTGTGCATCATCAGCTTTGGCAATGACCTTAATCTCTTTTTGAAAGTCTGGCTGCTTTTCCGACTTCATAAAAAAGAACTGCTTTTGATTAGCAGCCTTGTCCACGTATGAAACGTGTGTGATTTTTGCATTTACCAATTCACTTGGCAATTCATTCACCTCCTTTCAAAAGAAAAAGCCTTCTTTCTAAGAAGACTCACTTATATCTTTTTAATTGTTTTATAGCATTAAGATAGCGAGATAAATCTTCACATGTTTTAGTAAATTGCAGTTCAACATCTTTTGTCAACGGTTTGGAAAAGTAATCAGGAAGCTTTCGAGTATCCGTAATAATTTTAGCTATTTTACTATTAATAACTTTACGTTCTTGTAAATAAGTAATAAGAGAAGGTATATCCAAATCCGCAATTTGTTTTTTGTGAGCTGCTTTCCGATCAACAGTAAAGTACAATTCAAGAATTTCCATATCAAGTGAATTTAAACTTTCATACACACTTCTATTTTTTTCAATTTTCTTTTCAGACGATTCCATCTTAATGTTTTTAACACCTTTATTTTCGTCAATTTCTAAATTTGAACCATTCTCAAATTTTAATCCCTCTTGAATTTCCTCTAACTTGTTCCTAATGAAATTCAGTTCAAAGCCTCCATATTTTATGGTTGCTATATCTTGAATAAGATTAGTAATAGGTTTCTTTAGCATGGCAATAACAATAATTATTAGAATCGGCCATATCATTGCTGTAACAATAGAAGATATTAATTCATAAACATTCATAATTTCCCCTCATTCTCAAAGTAATGAGGATATTATACTATTTTATTCCATGTTCTGTAATACTCTTCTTCTAATCTCTTCTTTTTCCTCAGCTGACAAACCTAAAATGACTGGGTCAACCACAGGACCCACCGCACAATGACAATTTACTCGCTCTTTTGGCGTGAGCTTGTGTATCTCTCGGAAACATGCACCGCTCTCCGCTTCCTGGTATCTCAAATTCTTCATCGAGGGGAATGATCGTGCCGTCCAGCTGCACATGACTTTCTCTGGACTGATTCTTCTTCCCGCCACTGTGCTTCCATCGCTTTGCCGTCACAGCTGGAGATTGGACATAGGATTCATGTTGAGCAACGGAAGAAGCGGTCAACACTTCTGTGACCGCCGTCACACGTGCGCGCTTGCGGCTGAATTCAGGAAGGTCCTTCAGCTCCAGTTCAATCTCTTGGATAGAGCGACCTTCTTTTATACCCTCTTTCAGCGTTTGCTCAATGGCTGTATGAGTATTCAGCTGCATAAGCTGCGCCAACTCCTGTGACCATGATTCAATCCACTGTTCAGTTTTCTCAGAAAGCACCTTGAATGGAATATCTGCATCGATGGAATGCATGATCTTCTCAGCCAGCTGCGTGACTGTCAGCGTCAAGAAAATGGCCGTTTCTTTTCCAAATAGCTCCGCAAATTCATCAGCTGCAAACAAGTCATTTTGAAAAAATGCCAGAATTGATTCTAACGTCTCCGAATCGTCCTTGGATATAAAACCATTCAGTGCATTCAAAAACGTCCTGCGTTGCAATCTTGACAATCTAGCGATGGCTTTCTCGTATTCTTCTACCAAAGAGGGAATGTCTTTCAGTTCAGGGAAATCTGCTAAAGCTGCTTCAAGTTCTTTGACCTCATCTTCCTCCGCTTTTTGCACAAAGGTATTGATGTTTTTTATCAGCTGATCAATCTTACTCATTTGCGGATCTCCTCTAGTTCATCTCTAAGGTCTTTGAGGATAGATACCAATTCATTGTTAGTACCCGCAGACTTTTGAAGAACCGTATCAAGAAAGCTAGTTGATGCCTTTGGCTTTGCTTCAATTGGTCGGTGATATTCTTCCTCTGGCCATTCTTCAAGTGTCTTACCAAGAATACGGCCAGCCAGATCACGCAGGTCATTCGGTGAAACCGCTCCTGCTTGAATAAACGGTCTAAGAACCTTTGCAATTTCGAGCGGATCACGAAAGTCAGGACCATTTAAAATGAGTCGCACATGCCAGAGATCGAGATCAGGAAGAAAGAGTGTGTTGAGCTTGCCAGTGATGATCATTCTTTCCGGCTGGAATACCTGTTCTTCTGTCGTTTTTCGAGCGGTGTCAGCTGTGGCCTTGTTATAATCCTGTGATTCGCCTGTGTAGATCGGCGGCAGACGGAACGAGGAACGTATCTTGTTTCTCGTTTTCTCATCATATTCAAGGAACAGCGCATCCTCCTGGAGAATCTCGGCCAGTGATTTTATTTCAACTTTAACAGGTGCTGGGTCTTCGTCATTGCTTACTTCGTCCTTTTTCTTTTTAGGAATCCCTTCGACTTCAAGCAAAAGGAATTTATGTGCATTATCTGAACCCTCGATGCCATTCATGTACTCTTGCAGCTGTTCATATGATGCTTCAGATAGCATTCCATTCTCTACAGTAATTGCAGCCGGCACATGACGACCTTGTTTAAAATACAGATAGTTCAGCTCTTCAGCTTTACGCGCACCGTACATATTGACGATGTTACCAATCCAACGAGGAACACCATATGTACCGCTGCCAATCTTAAAGTGGATGACTTCGCTTGCTACAAGTTCAGGGGGAGTTTTTTCGCTAAATTCTCCCGTAGCAGCGTTCATTGTTCTTGGATCTCCGTATTCCTTAAAGAAAACTTTTTTAGTGTTGACCTGCTGCACATACTTTCTGAACCGCTTCATTCTTTTGAGAGATTTGACTTGACCATAATCGGTATATTTAAAGTCGATCTCGACAGGATCACCTATCTTACATATTCGCATGTGTTGAGCATCTAAATATTCAATCCCTGCCGGTTGCCCTGTGCCATTACGTAAAACTTCAACAAAGCCATTCCCTGTCCGCTCCCGATCTTCTATCACATATCCTAGAACCACTTCGGCTGATTCATCATAGTTCATGTATCGCACAAACTCCTCAAGCCTCGTCCATTCTTTTTCAGCAGCGCCTTTCTTTCCTTCTGGTGCATTCTCAGCGTTGAAATCAAAGACATATTCAATTCCTAAGCCGAAACCTAGAATATTTGTTTTATATGCATCAATGCATTGCTGAAGAATGGTAGAATACTCAGCTATTTGTTTGAGCTCTGTGATATTGTACGGCGGCTCGATCAATCCATCAGCCTCATAGTTAAAACTATCATCATGAATTTGTTTCGTAGTTTGAGAGATGTCTGCTTTAAACACAGTAGCTTTCACATGTTTTGTCATAGCCTTCTCATCGACCTCCTATCTCTGTTCGGACGTGTCCGCTCTTTAGGCTGCTCTTTCAGATCGGTGACCTCATAATCATCTAACGCATACCAGATGGCTGAAAAAGTATGAGGGTCAATCTGAAACTCGTCCTCTATGATATTGCCGCGCTTGTCTGTCTTGTACGTGAGCGGCTGAAGCTCATAGATCGTGTTTTTGCATGAGTCAGAACATATGATTTTCTTGAACCGCTTGATCTTCTTGGTGTACTGCAAGCGTGATCCTTGGAACTTATGAGCGGCCACCATGTTGTATCCCATCTTGCGGAAATATGCGATTGTCTTCTGCTCATTATCAGCCTTGATCAGCTCTTTTGTTTCGACGAACTCTTTCAAATCCTCGACAGTAACATCATCGGTCTTACCACGATCGTAATACTCCCAATAGATATATAGATACTTCTTCTCGTGATCCACAGCCAACCTGACAACTGCGTTATATGAATCAACGAAACCAAAGTCCATGCCCGCTCTAAGCAAAGGCCGATTGATATTTGATATGGCCAGCATCACATCTTCATGTGGCTGCACCTCGAATTGAGGAAGAACACAAATACCGTTAATACCAAAATGACCTTTTCGGGCTATTCGATAAAGGTCGGGATCGTATTCTTTCAGTTCATCCAGCTGCTTGATATAGCTCACAGGTAGAAATAGGTTATCTTCGGCCGTCGAGTGGTGATAGTACGTATCATTGATAGCGATCGTTCGCTCTTTGTATAACCTCTCATCATCTAGGATGAAGCGGTTGTTTTGATCGTCCTTAAAGAAATGACGGTATGTCCAATTATCCTGGCCGACAGGGTTCGTTGATAGGATCATGTGCAGTTGCAATGTTGGATGACGCAAACGACCAAGCAGCTCCTTGAATCCCTCGTACTTCACTTCTGAACATTCTTCAATCCATATGATCGAGATGTTGTTGATCGACTTCAATTTGGCTGGCTTGTCCAACCCTTTGAAGATGATCCGGCTCCCATTATGGAATTTAAGCATGAGCGGTGATGTTCTACACTGGATCACATGATCGAGCCCAAGTTCATTTACGATCTCTTCAAACAGCGAAAAGGTTGAATCCCTGTGTGTGTCATAGACTTCACGAATCACAAGGGCTGTTCTCTTTTCATCCAGTAACTTTAAGATGAGTTTCAAGGCAATGTGATAGCTCTTAGATGAACCGTAACCACCCACTAGGAACTGAAACTTTTGATCCCAATCAAAAAGAAATTTTCTAAAGTGGGGATTCACTTCTTTTTCCATCAACGGTCCCCCTTATCCTTGATGATGATTTCAAACGTTTGATCTTCTTTATTATCTGTAAGCCGTTCCACTTCAGCTTTTGTTCTGTCAATATTAAGCCTCATCTGCTTCAATTTAAGCCGTCTTTCATCTTTCTCATGCGCTAACCCCTCAAACTGTTTTATCAAGCTTCTCAGCTCTCCCATCGCTCTTGATTGAGCGTTTAGGAATGTAGCATGACGATCCCAAGCAAATTGAAACTCGTATTCTTCTTCCTCAATATCAGTAGAATCTGAAACGACTGACTTTTTCTTTTTCAACTCTTTAATCATTTCATCTTTGCTTTCAACGAACATTATTTTCTGTGCTCGCACAATAGCGGTAAATTGAATCTGTATTTGCTCCCACAGCAGATCAACGGGCGAAAACTCCTGAATGTCCTGCATGATCTCAAACGCTTCAGCTGACATGTGCTTTGAGTAAAAGCCGTGTGTCTTTGCGTTTTGGTTTTGTATTGGTGCTGCTCCCCCGCTATTGCCTAACGCATTAACATTACCCGGTTGACCACCCTTTTTTGGGTGCACCTTTTTTTCTTTGGGTGCACCCTTTTTCCTTTCCCAACCATGCCGCTTTTTCCACGATTTTATGGTGTTGATCGACACTCCGTATTTTTCGGCAAGGTCCTTGTATTTCATACCTTTGACGTAATCCTTCTGAGCCTGAATGTGCTTGTCTACCATTTACATTCACCTGCCGCCTCCTTCCGATTCGTGTTTGTTTTGGGATTATTATTTCCTCTAAACTGCCACCGCACTCTACCTTTAAGCCGATGCTTGATGTAAAGATTCACCGGAAGCAGTTTACAGGGAACAAAAAAACGCCCTCCAATGGAAAGCGCTTCTAAATAGTTCTTATGAATCAAATTCTTCGGGTAAATCCTCTCTGCGAAGGGATTCCCATTCTGTAATAATCTTTTGATTTTCTATGTCATGAGAAAGAATAGTAACTATCTCAAATTTCTTAACCTTATCAAGATATTCTCTCCCTGTTTCACACAACCATTTTTTTATGTCAATATCCTTTAATCCACAAGGAGCATTTACAATAGCAGTTCCAGATACTCTTAATTCCAATAAACAGTTTCCGTTTTTATTGAAATAGACACCCTCATAATCACCGTTTCTTGGGCTTTCCTCACATTTGACTTTTTGTCGCTCAGCTTCTTCTCGACGAAATTTTTCTTCTTCATCTCTTTGACGTACAATTGCTTTCTGCTGAGGACTATAGTTCCTCATATCATATCTATAACCCATAGTATCACCTCCCCCCTTTATATCGGCAAAAAATGAGCATATAGAACTATTCGCAAAATTTGTCGAACGAAAAAGCGACCTCCTCAATAGAAGCCGCTCTCAACTTATCACCTATACTAGACAAAATTCATTGCCAATATCATGCCTCGCTATTATTCAAATTCTCTAGCAGAATTAATATCTACATATTCTATTCCGTTCTCTTCATATATAAAACCATTTCTATCTAAGAATTTTATAAAGTGGCTAATAATATGATGGCTATAACTTTGTTTAAGTCTGTCTCTAAATTCAGTAAGTTCAATCGAACCATTTATTCTATCTGGATAATTATTCATGATCCATCTCTTGTAAATATTAGGATTACTTTTATTTATAATATTATTTGGTGTAATCTTTAGTTTAGAATCTAATTGTGTAGTTTTACTTTGGATTTCTTTTAAAACGGTAGCTAAATCATCTTTTTCAATTTTTTCCTTATCAAGTAATTGCTTCAAATTTTCTTCAGTCATATCTTTAAATTCAGAAACCGAAGCTAACATTTCTTCTCTAAAATTGCTTAAAAAATCTAATGTTTCAATTGTTTTTTCTAAAGCTTCATCTGAAGCTTTTTGATTCTCCATTAACTTATCAGCAGTTTCTTTGATATCAATGATTGACTGCCTTTGTCCAGCAACATCAACTAATGTCATTAAAATAGCTATAACTGCTAAGATTATAGAAATTCCTGTAGCCATAACATTTACTTGGTTTCCGGCATCTCTATTACCACCAAATGCGAACACTAATGTAAAAGTAATGATTAAGAGCGCAATAATAGTAGTGTATACAAAATGTCCAATGCTTATTTTTTTATCTAACACCATAATTCCCCATTCTCTTTTTAAAAACATTATATAACTAGAGTATTCATTTTATCCACACAGTTCACTAATTCACCTTATCTATTATTGTGTCTAACTCAGGGAATCGCTTAACCCTATTCCCCTCTTACTTTTCAGTAAATTCCTTAAAATGAGTAGGAAATTTACTCAATAAGGTTAGTTGATGAAAAAGATCTAAAAAAGCGCCCGTTTCAAAATCGAGGACATTCAATTAACTCTAGACACCTATCTCAATTTGATATAGTAGTTAGAATACCGTTCTCAAAATATAAATACTTATTTCCTTTATAAACCCACTGTTCCAAAGTATGATCTACTGTTTGGGTTTTGTTTATCTTTTCAGGTCTCCCCCATCCTTCAATCAATACTTCTTCTTTAGTCATTCCACCAGAAACACTTTGAGGGTTATTAGTTCGTTCTTGTATAGCCTTGTTTCTTTCTCTTGTTTCAGCTTCCTTAAAATTTTCCTCTAATTGATCATTTTTATCTTTTTGCAAAGCATCTATGTTTTTTTTGTTATTCTCTTTAGTTTGAAGGAATTCTAAATCTTCATGACTTTTTTTATACTTTACTTTATCCAGCATTGCATCAACATAAGCATATGTATCATAATTATCTAAGATCACTTCAGCGTCTTTTAATTGCTCCAACTTTTTATAAGCAGAAGCTATAAAGTAGTAATCTTTTTGAAACTCGTTATTTAAGTTGCGTGTTTTTTTGATAACTTGTTCATAATCTTTATTTTTAATTGATTTTATAATTTTTTTGTCTTCACTAGAAATGTCATGTTTCTTTTGAGGCTCTTGTTCTTTTCTCGGCTCTTCTTTTAGATCATTTTCACCGGACTTTAAATTTTTTGAAACACTTTGATTAGAGCAACCGAATAAAGCAACTATAAGTACAAATAAAACAAGAAGAAATTTTTTCATTAGCAACCTCCATATTATTACTTTTTTTAGTATAGCATCTAATCTAATTAAACTTCATTTTTATTTTGAAAACAGACAGGGACGCTTTACAGCAAATTGAAAAACACCGCCATGAAAGACGGTGCTTAAATCCTCACTTAATATAAAATTCGTTTGTGTAGAATGTACCAACAGTTTCAACATGATTACCCTTTTTGTCGTAACGTTCTACATCCACTCTAAAGCGATAAGTACCTTTTTTGTTACCAAACGACTCTTTGATGTCAAATTGATCATAAAGTTTTTCGCCTGGGTTAAGCGGGTTCGGGGAATTTGTTTTAATCATCTCCCACTTTCCATTAACCTTGCGCTGCGGAATAAGATTCGGTCCTGCGATATAGTCATTGTCATTTTTGACAGCAATACGAACAACCTTATCCTTTCCTAAAAAATGATTCGCCTTTGTCGGATTCGCTGATACACCTTTTAATGATGCCATGCTCATCATCTCCCTTTTTATATTTTTGCGCTCCTATCCCTCACCAAAGCACCTGCAGCCATACACCCAAAAGACGACTGTTCCCATCAAATCAGCATCGTTTCCTCCGGATACGGCCGCCTTGTCGTTGGTACGTTTCGCGTCTCGTGCCCATTATTTCTTCCCAATCGCGCGTCGTTATCGGATCAGCATCGTTCTCCTTCTTTCTATTAGAACCAGGAGCAATGCTTTTAAATTGATTTAATGCCTCTTTAGAAACAGAATCTCTGATCTTCATTTCACTCGCTCCTTGCCGAATAAGCACCACCTTACGCTATTCGCTTAAATAGATTTTGCAATGATGACTACACTCCGAGAGGATGCCAAGTACAGTCAATCATCAAGTAAAATGAAAAACTGTCCTCGATACGGCCGCCGCAGACCAGCTGCTATCCAGGCTCAGAATGTCCCTCTCGTATGGCAACATTCCTCAACACCTTTGTTCCGTATCCAGATACGCCATTGATAAGGGAAAGGCGCGTCTCCCATAAAAAAAGCGGACACCAATCAAGGCACTTAAAGTGCTCAATGATTAGCGTCCGCAGGTTCTTCCTTCTGGACAAAATATTCACGTTCGTTTTGCTTGTCTCTATCATACGATGATCCACAGAGGAAAAAAGGTCCCCATTTTATCCCCCTTTTTGTCGGGGTTTTCTCGGCTTAAAGCCAAATAAACACAAAAAAACCTTGGAAGCCAGAGGCCAATCAAGGTTTAAATCATTTTCTAGATATTATTTATTACTTCATCTACAGATTTACTAAACATATCAGGGTCTTCATTCTTTATTTCAATTAGTAGATCTTTAATATTATCTACTATGAATGGATCTTGTTTTGATAGTACATTGCGATAAACTAATCTCACTTCAGGATGGTTTAGAATCCTATAATGCAGAATTTCAATCCATTCTGAAGCTTGGTTAAGAATCTGGGGAATCGCCTTAGCAATGTAACTGAGCCCTTCTTCTGTATTATTTTTATATAACCTTTCTATTCCATGAACTAAACCAAACATAACTTCAAATTGTTCAGTATCGTCATCAAAAACTAAACATAAATCCGGGATAACCGAAACACTTCCATAATCAAGTACTTTTGCCAAAGACTCTTCAAACTCTTTTATGTTATTTTCGTTTTCTAAAAGTCGATTATCGTATAAGCTTTTTAATTCCTGCTTAAGATTCAAAGGAATTCAACCCTTCCATATTTACTTATTGAACAAATCAGGATACTGTTCTCTATTTTTATTCATTACGGTTTTTAAACCTTGTCTTATCTCAGAATTGTATAAACCATCTTTTATATATATTTTCCGGGCATCCCAAATATCATGAGCTAATGCATCGCGATAATTGAGTTCTAGATAATCCTTCAGTTTTTGCCCGGATAAACCATATGTATATGTCTCACGGTGTCTACCACCAGTACCAGGATGTGGTTGTTCCATATTCATACTGATACCATTGTTCCTTTTTATACCCGACTGTTTCATTTTTGCATCGGCCGGCATGTGATGAGGAGTAATATTATCAAAAGCGGTTCCTTGCTTAATTAGTTCTTTATACGTTCCAACTTTCCCTTCGTTAGGAAGCAGAGTTTTCCCAGTATCCTTAACCCCCATCTTACCATGAAATCCTTTTGTTCCAAACGGTAAAAGCATCCCTAGCGCCGCATTCATACTCGCTTCCTGCTGTTCTTTTGAGATCTTATTTCCAAACATGTCTCGGCCTGTAATCGCTTCGCTGAAACCGTTAGTTGCGGTGAGTCCATATAAGCCTTTTTGAGATGTTTTTAAGGCGTCAAAGGATTTTTGTGATGTCTTGTAAATATCGACCGCTCTTACTGCAGCTGATGTGGCTTTAGAAGTTTTATATATCGCTTTTCCGCCTTTAAAAATGCGCCCTGCCCAGCCGACAATTGGGATGTAGCCGGCTGCCGCCATGCCGCCTGCGGCGACACGCTGGCCTGACGTTAGTTCTTCACCTGTGATCGGGTCAACACCTGTAGCGGCACGTTTTGCATCGTTCACGCCAGTCAGTTCATTTACGATGTTTCCACCATAATCGAGCGCTTTTTCATACCAAGAACGGTTGGCGAGGGCCTCTTGTTCCTTTGCGATCTCACGAGCTTCTTCTTGTTCTTTTTTGATTTTGAGATATTCAGCAGTTTGCTTCTCAATATCACTTTTTGCCTTATAGATTTTACTATCTTGAAATGCTTTTTTATCAAAATTCATAGGTGAAATGGATTTCCCGTCATTCGTAGCATTGATCATTTCTGCATACAATGCCATTGTAGCCTTCTCCTCAGTCTCTGACAAAGCATATTCATCTTTTAGATTTTGATCAAGCTCTATTAAATCTTTAACCGTCTTTTTTCGTTCGTCTTCCGCATCTTCGATCTTTTCATCAAAGGTTTGGCTATCGAATACCTCCAGTGAAATGAGGTCATCGATATCTTCAAAAATCGTTTTAAGAGCATTTTTTTGATCCTTCACAATGCTTTTGGCATTCTTGATGCCCATATGTACTGCGTTGTCTAAAAAGTGTTCTTCTACAAAGGTGTCGCCGCCAAAGTTTGTATCATCAAGTGTCCCAGAAACACCTTCATGAAAGGCTTTCTGCTTATCGATGAAGCTGATAAACATGTCTACATTTCCGGCGAGCTCTTTGTAGAAACTTTTTATGTTATCCGCACCTTTCCCAGTGAAATCATCACCCAGGTTTGCCACGCCTTGAAGTGCCTTTTTTAAATCAACCATTTGTTCGCGGAGTTCCTGATAATGTTTCGCCCTTGCGTCCATGGCACTTGTTAGTGCTTTAGCATCAAGTATCTTCCCCAGCAGAGTTCACTCCTTCCTATTCATTGACAAGGTCAATTTTACCAACACAAAGTTTGTCATTAAATAGGAATAAAGATACAAAAACACAATATAAAAGCGGGCACCCATTGAGGCACTTAAAGTGCCCAATGATCAGCGTCCGCAGGTTTCTTTCTGGACAAAATAAAATATTCATGATTGCTTTATCTCGGCAATGCAAATAAAAAAAGTGCCCATAAACATGGACACTTTGGTTCTATTATTCCCAAAACGCATCGCCTTCAGAATCAATATACTTCTGAAGAAAAGTTGTAAAATCTACATCAAGCAGCCTATATTCTAAACCGTCTTCAAATAGATAAAGGTTGGGATTTTCCTGATTTAGTATCAAGTAGCATCCTTCAAAAAGAGCGGCAATAGCTGTTCCATCAACCTGATCAAAAAAATCATTAGACAACTCGGATTCGATTTCTTCTAAACTGAAAACGTGTAATCCTCCACCCACCTTGTTCCCAAAAACTATGTCTTCAAATATTCTTGCTCCATTATGTAGACATAAAAACTCTTTGAGATCGTCAGGCAATGCATGATGTTTCTTTTCAAATTGTTTTATATTTTCTTGATCGGCTGGGGCATTGAAGGTACAGCACTTTTCATAGACTTCACCGTCTACCGAGAATTTGATGATGTTCTTCTCATCTAATTGATTTTCAAGCTTTTCTAATATCTGCACGATCCTACTCAATCTTTCACCTTCTATCTATATCCTCTCCACCAAGGAGAAACCTCTTGTTGATGCAGCGTTCTTGTGAGTGCATATAAATTACCCATTTTATTATCTCCACCATATTCTAAAGGTATAACATGGTGTATGTCTAAACCAGACCAATCCCATTTAGGATCGCCGTATTTACCAATATACCATCTGATATATTTATTACGGATATCCTTATCTCTCTTCACTCTATCTTCAGGCTTATACCATTTCATATTTGCTTTTGTTGGTGCAGGCAATGATTTACCACTATGACTATTATGAATTTGCGGATATTGATAAGCATTTTTATTAACTAAATATGTTTCAGTTGTACTCTGTTTAGTACCTGGGGCACTTCCGACCCAACCGGCAGTTAGTATGTCGGATTTGTACACAAATTTCGTTTTAACCATCTTATACGTTTTTGATTTTGTAGCACCAACTTTTATCTGAGAACCTGTAAATTCTTTAGTATACGTTGAAATTGCGTTATATTTCCCCGCATAATCATCTCCTACAAATAGAGTGCTACCTACAATTACAATAATCGGCTTTGCTTTGCCTATAATGCTACGAATTGTGGAACTATGAGTAATTGCCTTTTTCGATTGATCTAACTTAAACAATGTATCAATGACAATTGTATTCGCGACTTTAGTATTAGCGTCTGGAGTCTTATTAGTATTTTTATTCTTAGTGGATGGTTGCAGCACTACGGTGTCACCCTGTGGCATATTTCTTTGAGGTGGCTCATGAGGTTGGTTTTTAAATTGTTGTCTTGCTTGGTCAATTATATCAGATTTACTCTGTATTTCTTTTGCATGTCCATTTTCGTCAACTTCTAGTACATGTGTCTCTTTGTATGTTGTGATACCGTCCTTTGATTGACTAGCTTCAGCATCACTTGTCCATAACCATGCCGTCAACAGAAAAGCCATAAAGAAAATCGAATAAGCAAATTTCTTCATTCTGATACTCCTTTTCCAATTTATTTACAACAAATCCAATATACAATATATGTATCTATTTATAAATGATCCTAAAATACCATTTATACAAAAACAGCACTCATATGATTCCGAGTGCTGTCGAAAGTTTAAACGTAGCTTGCTTTTTCAATTTGTAATATCGATCTTTCTTTAATCCTAACTCTTCGCATACCTCAAGATCTTTAACTATTCGTGAAGTAAGGTACTTCATGCGAATAATGTCTTGTTCAATTTCATCCAAGCTGTACTCTAGTGCTCTTTCTATTTGTCGTACCTTCAGCTCCGAACAAACATTTTGATCTTTTAATCTTGGAAACAAAGTTAAGATGCCATTTGCTTTTTGCTCATCTAAGTTCTCTTGTTTAACTTTTAATGCTTTATAAAGCTTCAATTCATTTATTAATGTCTGACGGACCTGCTTTTCATTGACCTCAGGAATAAGGCATAATTGGTTGGTTAACAAATTTATACCCTCCCTCTAAAAAACCTTATAAGCAGACTGTTTAATTATATAATTGAATTATTGTTTGAAGTACTATCGTTCGTAGATTCCTCGTTTGTAGAATCTTGATCGACCTCTTCAATCGACATTTTTATATTGCACAAGTCTTCTAATTTGATAATTTTTGTTTCTGTACATAACTTTGGCTTAGGGTTATTTCCTAATAAAATTAATTCTTTGTTTATAGCGTGTAGTACATACCAAGATTTTTTATTTAAATCACTTTCAAGATTATTTTGTTCATTAGCTAAATCAATGTCAGAAACGAGTATATATTTTTCTTTTGTCCAATATAAAAATTTTGAAATTTGCTTCATTAAAGCTGGTATAGGGAGACATAGAACGGTCATACATCCTATTATAATTGCTAATTTTCCAATTGGATTTTCTACGAATACATTTGTTACAACTGTTCCATTCAACGGAAAATAATAGCACAATAAGCAAACCATGAACAGTATTGCTAATAATACTCTTACCCCAAACCGATTAAGTTTTGAAGAGGATTGACTGTTTATAACATAAATTATAGTGAAAATTGGAGCACCAATTGCGAAAAAAATTGATCCTATCATGGGAGATAAATTTGGATCCCCAGTCCAGGACGGTACACCAAAAGTATAAAGTATAGACAGATTAATCAATACCCACCATAAAGTCTGTCCAAGATATTTAATACTTAATAATAGTATAACCATATCTTTAGTTAACAACTTTTGTTCAAAGATACTTGATGATAATAAATTAATAGGTCTTATTAATTTGAAAATGATTAATAACACTATTATTGCAGCAGCCAAATTACTTGGTATCCCCATTTTTTCGAGAAATCCAAAATACTCCATAAATACACACCTTTTCAATATTCTTCTTTATTGAATCGGCATTTTTTAGATTTTTTCAAGTAATTAGGGAACTCTATCTGCTAAATATCTATTCTGTGAGAACTTGTATAATTTAAATTTGTGAACTGGCCGTCACGTGTAGTGATCTCGGTTCTACCGTACATTGGGATTTCAGCCAACACCACATTGTTGGAATGACCATCTAGGATAATAACTTTAACTTCTCCTTTTTTAAAAAGCTGATCAATTGAAATGTTAGAGTCTATATGCTTATAAAGATTATTCATCCACAAGGCCTCGTGTTATAATGAATTGTTCATCGAGATAGACGCATTATCTACCCTCTATGCGATAAAGCAGGAACCATCGTCTTGATCGTTTGCGTGCCACCTTATGCAGCCCCGTCTTCCTAATCTTTTTGATCATTCCCGTCAGAATCGTTTTTCACACTTAGAAGGGAATCTAATCATTAGCAGCTGCTTCTCATCTTTCTGCATCGGTACAGCTTCGTTGGCTTGGACCTCATACAAGAAAAAATAGACACAGATTCAATGAATAAATATGAAGAGTATATCTCCAAGATCATGGAGTGATTTTTTATCACTTTTTTGTGGGTGATTTGTAGGTGTTACCTGCTTCTTTTTTAAATATTAGAAATACCCACAAAAACAAAAATCCCCCTGAAGCCAATGGCTCCAAGGGGTTCCTCTA